AAGGGGGTTAGCGAATTTCAGTTGGCTTGGTTATCCGAGTTTCCCTTGTGGCAGCACTCGCCGTTGGGCCGCCGTTGTTATCGCGCTCAGTTGGCGCGACATCTGGATTGTCTAGTTTGAAGATTGCGTCTGCCCACTTGTCAGCTAGAGAGTAAATCTCTCCGACCGATGGGTCACCTGCGATTTCGAGAATCGTCTTTTTGATTTGTTCTTTGCTTGCCATTAGTTTCTCTTTAGTAGTAGGTCAAGTTGCTTACGCTTTAGTTCGAGTAGGTTGGCTTCTTCCTCAGAAGTTTCTTCTTCTACCTTGACCTGAGTCGGAGTCAGGGAATTGACAACAGTCTTGATTAGCTCTGCCTCGTTCTCCGAAAGGTCTGCGCCTTCTTCCAGCTTTAGAACTGCGTCAGCTAGTTCGTCAGCGTCAACCTGTGCGCGAGTAGCTGCCTTGTCTAATGAGCGAACCATTGCTTCGGTTTCCTGATATGCAGGCATGGCAACGACTGAGACCTCCCAGAGACGAACTGATTTGAGAACCCTTTGAGTCATTTCTTGATTCCATGAGTCCTTCATAACAGAGAATCCGAAACTCATTTTTGACAGGTCTCCGCGCCTCAAGCTGATTGCTAAGTCTTTTCCGTCAGTAGTTGGAGCGATAGAAGCCTCAACTCGCAGACCGACCTCATCTTCATAAAGCTTCATTGTGCCAGCGCGAGTAGAAGCAACGACTCGACCCATGTCGTGATTTATTAGAAGTTTTACATCGTTGCGAGAGCGTAGCGAGCGGCGGAATGCGCCGGGTTCGATTGTCTCAACAAATCCACCCAAGTCTTCTGATGGTGAGTTAAACTTCGCGGCATAGCCAACGAAGGTCATGCCATCGCCTTCTTCTCTTAGCTCAAAGTTAGCGTCAAAGTTTCTGGTTTCGTGTTTCATCTTTGCTCTCTCTTGTTCCGCTTCTAGTCTAGCGACTACACCTTCTGCGTAAGTCTGTGCGCGTCTTGCAGAACGCTTAGTTGTTCCGCCACCCCATAGAGCCATTGCAACAACTCCGGGTGATGGGAAGTTTTCTGAGTTTGGGTTTGCGTCAGGTGAATCAAGGTCTCCAATGTGACGAGCAATCCAAGCTGCAATGCGAACCCACTTGTCTGCCGAGACATTGCCTTCAGCCATTGAGCGAGCTTCGCGGATTGTGCGGTCAACTAATCCGTCTCCGCCAAGCCCTTCCGAATACCATTGCAAACCTCTGCGAGCAGATGCTCTCATGTAGGCAGGTGCAGTTAGGTCAACCTGACGAACCTCGTCATCGTCTTCGTCATCTTCATCCATTGGCTCTGGAAGCGGGTCAATCTTTGTCAGGGTTGAGAACTTGTGTGCAACATAAACATCGGTGTCATCCCAACCGCCTTCTACCCCTTGGTAAACCTGAATCAAAGCAGCAGGGTCATCGGGAGTGCCTGTGATTGTGAATGACGAGTCGGGGACATTTATTGTTCCGTCTCGTTCAATCTGGACAATCTCGCCTCTGGCTCGACCTCCTGATGTATTCCAAGAAACATAATCGCCAACTTCTAGCTCAGTTGGTCTGGCTCTTTCACCGCCGGGTTCCATGTCTTCGGCAATTGAGACAGCGACCATCTGGTCAATGGCTGATTGCTTGGTTGTGTGGCAACCAATAACTTCGCCGTCTTCTTTTTCTACGGCCCATTCACCCTGAGCGCAGTCAGGATTATTTTGAGAAATAAAATATGGCATTAGCCGAGCCTCGCATTCACAGTTATTGTCCCCCCTAGTGCAACCGCCGTTCCGTTTATTGTGATGCCGCCTGCGGTTGTGTTAATGCTGATTGTCTGAGTTCCAGAGTCGTAAACAATCGGGGAGATTGCAGTTACAACTCCAGAAGGTCCTTGCGGTCCAGTCGCTCCAGTTGCCCCTTGTGGTCCGGTCTCGCCTTGGATTCCTTGCGGTCCTTGCGCTCCGGTTGCTCCGGTTGGTCCAGCAGGTCCAGTCTCTCCCTGAATACCCTGTGGGCCTTGTGCGCCAGTCGCGCCAGTAGGACCAGTAGGGCCAGTTGGACCAGTATCTCCTGTGTCACCTTTATCGCCTTTGTCACCCTTGAGTCCTTGAATACCTTGCTCACCCTGAATACCCTGTGCGCCCTGTGGTCCGGTTGCTCCGGTTGCTCCAGTTGCTCCCGCTGGTCCTGTGTCACCTGTGTCCCCCTTGTCACCCTTATCTCCCTTTAGTCCTTGAATACCTTGTGCGCCTGTTGCTCCAGTCGCTCCAGTAGCTCCAGTAGCTCCGGTGTCACCTTTGTCACCTTTCGGCAAAACAAAGTTTAGAGTCTGTGATGGTGCTGTGCCTGTAACTGTTACGGCTGCCGCTGTTCCGCTGGTAACTGTTCCAACCGATAGAACTGTTGGCTGTCCTAAGACTGTCTCATTCACCCAGAGCTGTGTTGCCGAATCATAAACAAGCGACTGTCCATCGGTTAGACCATTGAACTTGACATTGTGAAGTTCGTCTAGTTCGTATCCATTCTGAATGTTGACAAATAGAACACCATTGTTCTGATTGGCTCTAACGCAGTAGCCAATAAAGACTGAGTTATTTGGTGGGACTGGCTTTGTAGAAGTCAGACCGCCGGGGACTGTTGGAGAAAGCCAAACTGCTGCGCCTTCGGTTAATCCGTTGGTGTTTATGTTTCTAACAAGTCCAAAGCTGGCAGCGAATCCTTTGCTTCCGCCACTAATTGTCTCTGCCATAACTGCGATTGTCTTTGAGCTAGTGACCTCTGAGTTTGCCTGAGCGTATGCAACAAGTTTGTTATTGCCATCTGAGCCTGTGACATAGACAGCCTTGCCTTTAGTGCGTTCGGTGTTATCCGAGGACTTTGCCAAGATGAAAAGCTCTTGCCCGACATTTTGATTGACAGTCGGGGTCATGCCAAGCTCTAGGGTTTTGTCTGCGTCATTCCAGCCAATGCGACCAACTGCGATAGAAGGAACAGAATTAACATTGAACTGGATGTAAGCAGGCTCAGCGATTGCGGTTGCGCCGATGATGTTGTCTACAAGTGTGGCTTGGTTTTGATTGACAGTCGCGCTGAATGTTCCGCTAGTGGTTATGGTTGCGGTATTCGGTGCGGTGACTTGAACAATGCTTGTGCCACTTGTGACTGTGATTACGCTCAACGAGTTACCTCTGGGTCAACATTGAAGTTACCTTCTAGTAAGCGAGTGACATAACCTCCCGAAGTCACTAGCTCAAGGTCATAGACATACTGACCAGATGGGACTCCCGCGGTTGTTGTTGCGGAGATATCGAGCAGGATTGAGCCGGCAGTTCCGCCGAGTGTTATGCCAGTTCCAGATGTCAGGCTGATGACGGCACTTGTTGAGTCATAAGTTTCTCTTACCTGCATCCTTGCAGAGTAGCCAGTCAGGTTGACTGCTGTTCCGTTCAAAGTCCAAGTCAGGTTGTAATCAAAAGATGCGCCTTGCCAGCAGTTTAGGTTTAGCGTTGCAGGTGCTTGCATTATCCCTCCGGGTAAACAGATTGTGGGTCGGCAGGATTAATCTGTGCGACACCTTGAAGCTGGACTGATGGAACGCCTGTGTGTTCGATTGGTGGCAAGCCCATAGCTGCAAGTGTTTCCTGTGGGTCAAAGCCTGCAACGATTAGTCGCTGTGCCATCAGAACACGCTTGTCGGTTGCGACCAAATCTGCTGCGTCAATGTTGACATTTGAAAGCGGAACTCTGAGGATGTCTCCACCGTCAATCTTTGAAAGACCCTCGGCAACTCTCGCGTCATTGGCTGTCAAGATTCCAGCCTGAATGCCCTGCGAGTATGCGCTGAAGCGTGATGCAACATCGCCTCGAAGAAGGCTATTCATGTTGAACTCGACAAATGCGCCCTGTCCGTTTGGATAGACCTGAAGCAAAGTCGAGAGAGTGTTCTCAATGATTGCAACATAGGGTCTCAAAGTGTGAGTCACAAACTCAATCTGGGTGGCTTCGACCGAGCTGTAGGTGTTAGTTCCCGGCAGGTTCATCATGTGGCTTGGGATGTTCCAGATTCGGCAGAGGTCTTCGATAAACATTCTGCGTGAGTCGAGAAGCTGTGATTCCTCTGGGTTTATGCCGATGTCCTTGATGTCAAGACCTGAGTGCAGAACGATTGTCTTGTGAGCTTTTCTCCAACCGCCATGACGAGCGTCAACCGACTTCGCAAGCATCTTTGCTTGGTCTTCTGTCAAAGATTGTGGAGTGACTAGCGCATAGTTTCCTGATGCGCCTTGTCCGAAGAATCGCTGAGCGTATGAGTCAAGGGCAAGTCCTAGACCAAGTGCATCCTTCATCGCCTCAACGCGTGACACGCCTCGGATTTGTCCGGGTCGCATGACTGATTCAACAATGTGCAGAATTTCGTCTGATGTATAAGTTCTATTGTCCTCTTCATAGTGGAACATGACTCGACCAATACCGTTGCGATGCACTTTGATTTTGGTCGGGTTGAGAACTGTCAGGTTAATCGGCAGTCCGTCTTCATCGCGGAACACGCGAACAAAAGCATTGCCGTCAAGCATGAGTGAGCTAATGATTGAGCTGATGAATGGAGTGCGGTCAACGAAAGAAACATCTGGTCTGTTTACCCAATCAGGCTTTGGCCTCATGAGAAGTTTCTGACCATCGCGTCTAATCCACGCATCCATCGGCAGAGTTGAGATTGTGCCTGCGATTAGCGAAATTGCAGCGGAGACTCCAGCGAGCTTATAGACATTCTCTTCGTCAATAAAAGTGCCTGAGTTGTTCTGAAGGTCAAAGTCAAGACCTGCACCCCAAAGGCTGTTAGGTGTGACTGCTCTTTTCTCGAATAGGTTATTGAGCATTTGTTCTCTCTAGTGCTAGTCCAAACAAGACTGAAAAGACCCCAAGGCCAATTAGACCCAGAGGCAAGAAGATGATTCCTAACCCTGTGCTGATTAGGATTGCCCCTGCAACCTGTAGAGCTGTGACCAATTTAGAAGACATAGACACCCGGAGTTAGTTGTTCGGGTTCTATTCTAACCTGTAAGGCTCTATCTACTGCTATAACCGCTGCGACGGCTGCGTCAATACGGCGTGATGATGCTCTGTTTTCTTTCACTATCCTGACTCCTAGATTGTCGGTTTTTACTACTGCGTTTGACAGATGACGAGCCAGTAGCGGGTCTCCATCATGTCTGAGCTTCTTGTCAACAACAGCGTCAAAGAATTTGGCGCAGGCTGGGACCATGCGCCTTGCGTTAGTGGATGGATACTCAACGATTGGGTAGCCCTCTTCGGCGAGAACCTGCATTGACCTTTGCCAGCGATAAGGGTCGCAAGCTATTTCTTTGACTTTGGGGTTGGCGGTGACGAACTCTCGAATCTTGTTCTCAACTTGAAGGATGTCAACTCGCCAAGTAGCGTCATGAATGTTTGGGTCTTTCTCCCATGCCTGAATCATAAAGACTTGCGGTTCGTCTTCGATGGTTGCACCAACTAGGACTGTTGAGTCACCTGAGAACGAGCCATCAAAGCCAATGATGTATTCCTTGTCTGTCAGGTCGAGCGGTGCTTCACAGGCTTCCCAAGAACCTGATGGCAACCATGACACCGCTGACGATACCCATTGCCCGCATCGCTTTGTGCGGAACTCTGGCTCAGGTGTTCGCCTAACTGCCGACTCGAAATCTTCCGCCGAGCAGATGTCTCCGTAACCCGGATTAGAGATGCGCCAAGTCTCAGGTTGTGTGTGGTCAGCTTCGGCGGGTGCTTCCCAACTTGCCATGAAGAAAGTCGGGTCATCTACTTCACCTCTAGCAACCTTCTGCCCATACTGATACAGCGTGTAAGCAATTGAGTCTTGACCTGTGGTGTCGGTGCGAACTCCGGGTGTGGTGATGGCGATTAGGGTTGCCAAGCGACCTCTTGCACCCATAGCCAGCGACATAACATCGAACAGTTCTCGATTGGGCTGAGCGTGAAGCTCGTCAAAGATTACAGCCGATGGGTTTAGACCTTCTTTCGAGTAAGCCTCGGCGGAAAGAACTCGATAGACCGAACCATTTGACGGAAGCTCTATTGCGTCTCGGTAAAGTTTGGTTAGCTTTGAGAGTTCTTCGCTTGCCTCAATCATTCGCTTAGCATCTTGGAACACAATGCGAGCCTGTTCCTTTTCTGCTGCGACTGAATAGACTTCCGCACCTCGGACTCCGAGAATCAGAGAGTAAAGACCGAAGATAGAACCAAGCGCAGACTTGCCGTTCTTTCTCGGCATCAGGATTAGGTTTATGGCATGGCGGTAGTAACCATCTTGACCGGCGAAGACATGGCGGATTAGTTCGCGTTGCCACTCTCGCAGGTGTAATGGTTCGCCTGCTCTGCCAGCTATCGAGTCTTTGGTTACAACGCCGAACGCTTCGGCAAAGTCAATGACAACTTCCCCTTCACCTGAGTCAATCAGATTTTGTGGGACTGGTGTCAGCCATTGTGGAGGCCACACGCTCTGCCTTCTTTCTCATCAGCTCTTCTAGTTTGCTCGCGGCTTTGACCTCGGCAATGCCTAAGCGAGTTCTATCAGTTGGGGTAAAGCCAAGCATTGAGAGATTTGAACTAATCATCTTTTCTAAATCATGCAAGGCTCGGTAAAGTCTCCACTCACTTGTCTCATGAATCTTGGTGATGAGGTCGGTGCGCCTGTCCATCTGCTCACAGGTCAAGAGCAAGAGCTGAGTGTCTGAGTTGCGAGCAATCCAGTTCTCGCCTGTCTTCATCGCGGCATCCCAAAGCTGTTGGCCTGCAAACTCAAGCGGTCGAGCAGGTGAAACATAACCACCCTCTACAAAGCTGACCTCTTTTGGCAAGGGTCTTCTTCCGGGGTTGCCTAACTGTCTTTTTAGTTCGGCTGGCTTCGGCGGATTCGGCATTTTCTTAGCTTACCCGAAAAGGTTTGAACTGCTACTGTGTACGACCAGATGCGGTCGGGGTATTACTTACCGCGCATTGCGCAAGATTGACCCCACCCCCGCGTTATTGGCGGGGTGTATGCGTGTGTCTGCGACCAGAACTCGGTTCGGATGTGGTGATTACTAGATGCAAAAGTTTTGTGGCTTTAGAAACGATTACAGAGGCTTATTGCCCCTTCTTGAATTGCAGGTCTTATGAGCTGGCGCAAGGGGGGAGGCAGGGTCTCCGGGTATTAAGTGGTCAGCTGTGATTTGTAGTCTGTCGGTAAAGGGTTCTTTACAGATATGACAATGAGTTGCATTGGCCCGGAGTATCTTGGCTGTTGCCTTATAGGCAGAGGAGTATAGAAGTCTTTTACGAGCCTGATGTTTCGGGTCTTGACTTCTTTTCTTTTCCCTGTCTCGGTCGAGCTGTCTTCGACATTGCATGCAATAGTCACCAATGTCGCGATGTAGCACCTGACACTTCAGGCAAGGCCGGAGAAACCTCATCCCCCTAGCCTAGTATTTCAAAACATCCCTAGGGTTTTTAATAAATCTTTTAGCGGAACAATGCGACCTATACTCCCGTTTGTTTTTTCGCTGACGATTGGTTGAGACTTGACTGGGTAGTTGCCATCTCTCAACAGTTGCTTGAGTGCCTCGGCCTTGATGATGATGAAGCCTGTCTCATTAGGCGTAGCGAATGCCCAGAAGTCTGCCTTGCTTATGTTTATCCCGCTTGGTCGCTTGTCACTCATGTCGGGCTTTGAGAACTGATAGGTCTCGATGTATAGGTTGCCCGTCTCTGCTATGCGTGAGTCAGTCTTTACTTCTACTGTTCCGCCTTCTAGCGAGTGCAGGAATGAGTTGACTAGGTTTTCTCCTACCCTGCCTCGGCGGAAGTCTAAGTCAAAGTCTGGTTGGTAGCTCATTTGTCTGTTGAGTAGAAGCCTTTGCCGTTGAACTTGAATGAGCGGAAGTTGTAATCCCTAACCATGTCAGCTTTGCAATGAGCGCAGATTGGGGTTGGGACTTCTTCTTCTATCCCTGCGTGGATGGTTATGGTCTGCTCACAGCTGCCACATTTGTAGTCATAGGTTGGCATTAGAGTTTCCTAACCTCACCCGCAAACGGCGTGTTCTTTTCTAGCTCGATAATGAGAATGCCACAGGTGCTATCCAGTCCGTTAGAGCGTCTGAACCAATCGCTTCCCGCATCCATCGTGGGACATTGCACCCAGAACTTTGAGCCGTTGCCGTCATTCCTTTGACCAAGCTCCTCAATGCGCATATGATGGAAATGCCCCGTCAGAAGCGTGTCACATGGCTGAGACCATTGTGAACCGAACGAAGCCGATGCCCAATGTTTAGGTATTCCTTCTGGTCTAGATGCTTGGTGTCCATGCATTACGCCGATTGTGTTGACTCCGTATTTGAAAGCAAAGCCTTCGTCATGTGGCTGTGGGATTAGGTATTCAACATCCATCCCTAGTTCTTTTGTTACCCTGCGTAGCTGTTGCAGAATGACGATGCCCCAGTCATCTAGTCCGGGCTTGCCAACCTGTTGCCCCTTGAATCGGTTTTGACAATGATTAGAAGCAACCGAGCCATAAGTGACAGGTGCGTATTTGTGCGCTCGCTTGATTAGGTCAAGCATCAGCGAAGTGGCAACATCTACCTGCTGCATTGGCGAAAGGTCGTTGCTCTCTAGCTGATTGAAGTGTGCAGCATTTGAGAACGACTCGATGATGTCACCGATGTCCATAATGAAGATGCGCTCATACTTGCCCGACTTCATCTGTTGCTCGATGCGCTCATAGGAACGCATGACTCTAGAGATGAGTTCTTGTGTTCCGCCCCTTGAGCCTGTCTTGCCAACTTGAAAGTCTGAGGGTGCAACGATGAGAGCCTTGTCGGTTGTCTTGATGTCTTTTCTTTTCCCTGCGCCCTTGCGAGCTTCTGACATAACAAGCGGAAGGTCAATCTCTCGGTTCTTCTTGCGGAAGGTAAAGCGGTAAGAGACTAACCACTCACCGCCTTCTCGCTGTTGCCAGCGTGAGGTTCTGATTGGCGGGATGATGTCAATGTCACTAGGGTCAATGCCTGCGCTCTGTAGAAACTCGTCAAAGTTAGCAGGTTGCGTTATGTAGCCCGGTGTTGTGGCCTCGCCCTCAAGTCCGTCAAACTCAATGGCAGGTCGGAAGTTCGGTTGCGCTGTAATCTTTGGCGCAGGTTCTAAGTTCTCTAGCATTAGTTGTAGCAGGAGCAGAGTTCCCTGCGATGCCTTCCGATTGCTTCGTTTGACAATTGCACGCCCCTCTGACTCAGGGCAACAGAGAGACCTTTGTCACTCCATTTGGTCTTGTTCGCAAGTGCTTCTGTAAGGATTTTCTTATCCCCTGCATCCATGCTCTCAAGCGTGGCGCGTGTCTTGCATCTGCGCTTTCCTGTTATTGGTTCAAGACCCTCTAGCATTCTTCATTCCCTTCTCTAGTTCGGTCAAAGCAAAGTTCTCGGCGATTGCAGCAGCCTCGTCAATGTCATCCTGACTAAGCGGCTGATTGAACTTCTGTAAGAGTAGCTTGGACATTTCGACTCGGACAGACAACACTCCTAGCTTGATGCCCTGTGCGATTAGAAACTTCGAGTGGTCATTCACCTTGTCTTGGAACGCCCACAGCTTCATTAGGTCTTCTGGTTCGTAGTTTTCCATTAGCATTTTCCTTTCCAAATTTTCCACTCCATAACTAATTTTGGACCCTTTGAGAGATTACAAGATTGGCAAGCCCCAGCCAAGTTGCCAATTGAATTGGACCCGCCTCTTGCAAGTGGAATGACATGGTCAATGTGAGTAGATTTTGCCCCACAATAAATGCATGGCTTTTGCAACAGCGACCTAATATCTGTTTTAGTAATTAGGTAACTTTTTGCACTTAGAATCCTTGCTCTTCGCCTGTGAAGCAATACACGCGACAACTCAGGATTTTTTTGTCTAAAGGCTTTTGTATAGTCGCGTGATTTTTCAACATTATTCTGTCTCCACTTACGCGCTGGCTCAGGATTGTTTCGCCTCCATAATTTTTCATTATGGCGTTTTCTTTCCCTATTGTTTTGTTGCCATAAGGCTATTTGAATAGCCCTAGTTTCCCTATTGTCGAAATAATTTTTTCGACTGGATGCATTGCGACATTCAATACAGGCACTCTCATGAGTTTGTTTGCCTTTAGATGCCCGATAAAAAGAATCTAATGTCTTAATTTGCAAACACTTAGAACAGGTTTTAGAATCAGACATAGTCAAGCTCCAATCTTGGCTCATGCCCCAGGGTGGTTCCAGCCATCGCTGGGGTCTTTTTAATATTATCACCAAGATAAGTCATTTTCTTCAGCGATTAGGGATTGCACTATGCGTTGCAGGGTTGGGTTCTGCCAAGTGTGGTCAACTGTGGCAGATTCAAGGTAGCGAGCTAAGTCCTCGCGGATGGAGTCAAGGTCAGAAGACCAAACAAGATTTGGGTCGCGTAGCA